AAGGGTGCTAATGATGGACCTTGAGGACCACCGTTTCTAGCAACACTGATAATTGCACCTGGTTGAATCTTAACATTCTGTGGATTAAGTACGCCATCGTCTGATGCAAGATAAACACCAGCAATAGATAGGCTTGCATTTTTAAGAACAAGCTCTACGGTTTTGTTTAGTGTTTTAATATCTGGTATTGCAGTAACCAAAGGACCACGACCATAGACTTCACCTGCTACTTTCATGTACCTGGCTACAACAAAAGGACTGGACTTCATGTATTTAAAATACAGTTCTTGTGATTTAGCTGGCCATATAACGTGATAACAATATTGTCCTGATTCATTATCGTAAATGACACAATCAATCAGATCTACATCTTGCTCTGGTCTATTATTAATAACTTCTTGCAGTTGTGGGCTGATGGTTGCATCAGGAAACTCAACAGGAATACTCTCTGCTTTTAATCTTAGTTTACGATAAACATTATCAACCGTACCGTTAGCACCTTCTTCAATAGCAATAAGGTATTGAGGTATGGCAGTAAATCTAACGGGTGTTGTTTCATCTCCAGGAGTAATCATCATTACGCCTGTACCTACAGCTAAGTCTAATAAAAACTCACCCATAGCTAAATCAAAGCTGGTCTGACGTAGTGTGTCAAATAATAGATCCGTATAGTTATCTAAGATGGTTTGTGCTTGTTCTTTTTGACCTTGGGGGATCGCACTACCAGCTTCTAAACGACACCATTGTTTGTAAGGAGGAAACAGACCAGCCTGTAACCTGTTTGCAAATCTTTGTGTAGCATGAACTGCTGTTGAGTCAAAGACTCTAAGCATCTTTCCTTTGCCTGCAACTTTACCTTCATAATATCCGCTATACAGATTTCTTTGAGGTAGCGCAAATTCATAGCAATCCTCATAAATAGTTCGCCATTCATCTTTACGAGCTTGTGCTTTAGCTTCTCGTTGCATTATATTTTTTACATCTAATCTAGCCATTTACTTTGCCTTATTTCGTTTACTAATTGCAGCAGCCTTTGCTCTTGCATCTGCCTTAGACGAAGCACCCCAGGCCTGCAAAGACAAAAGCAATCTTGTTGGTCTGCCCTTGGAATCTCTTTCAGGCCCAGGATTGCCCGCCATTCGAGCCAGGAAGGAAGCTCGTCTGGGATTATCGCCTGACTTAACAGGAGGTTTTAAATTAGCACCTGTCGTTCTTTTAAAGTAAGCACGACCTGCCGCAGTCAAACCGCCTGATGGATTTTTATGTTCTTTCTTCATCTAGTATTTTTTCTTTTTCTTTTTCATTTGTTTTTCTATACGTTGCATAGTTCCAAATATGTAGGCTTGCTTACGCTCACCTGTTAATCCTTGTTGCTCTGCGCTTAGTAATAAACGTCTATGTAATTTCTTAGGCATTATTTACTAAACAATAATCTTTTTTTCTTTGCAGTACGTGCTGACTTTCTAAAAGCATCAGCAGTAGGTGCGCCAGCTTCACCTGGTTTTCTCATCTTCTCGCCAGATCCTTCTGCTATTCTTTTACGTTTAGCATGGATATTAGCGTATAAACCTTTTCTTACTTTTTCCATCTTTCCTCTCCACCCATTGCTGTCCATCCTTCTTTTCTGTTTTGTTTAGCGGTAAATGCTTTCTCAGAATACTGAGGTGGTCTTTGATAATCGGGTAGCAATCTGTATTCTTCAGGTACATCTTTCCAAGACGTTAATCCTTTTTCAACAGCAGAAACAATAGTTGCATCAGGTTTAGCAGTAGCAGTAGCGGGTGCTAATTTCCTTGGTGTTGGGAAAGCATATTTACCAAATAACATTCTAATACCGCCACGCCTTTTAACTTGACCACGATAAAATAGTTGTCTCCTTGCTTCTGTTTCCATTTCAGCAGCACGATCTGCTGTTTTTTGTAATATGTTTTCTATTTCTTGTTCTGATGGTGGTGTTGTACCTACACCCTCAACCACTGCTTCTGGGGGTGGTGGACCTGCAACATATCTTGATGTAGTTTCTTGTGCTGCAATATTTTTTACAACCTCAGATAATCTATCATCAATAGGTAGCACTGCTTTACCTGGCAATAAAGAAACATTAGATGATGCTTTTATTTCCTGATTTAAAATTGCTTTATCTAAAGCAGAAGAAGTTTTTAATCTATCACCAGGTCCCATATCAGCCATATCAGGTAACATACTTGCTCTGCCTTCAGCAGCAATATCTTGCACATAATTTGCTTTAGTTTGAATTAATGGTGGTGGTGGCTTTGGACCTATAAATGCAGGCTTGCCAACAGTAGATAAAGTTTCTGGTTGTACTTTTGTTGGGGTAGGTGCTGTTGGTGATTTTGCTTGTTGTGGCAAACGATCACCTGGACCTACATCTGCTGCTATAGCTTCTGCTTTAATAATTTCTTTAGGCGGTATTGGTAATACTCGAGGAGCTGTCTTGGTAATTTGTACAGGTAATTGTGTTTTAATTACAGGCTTTGTTGCTGTTTTGGTTACAGGAGCAGGAGCAGGTTTAGGAGCAGGTTTAGTTACCTTCTTAGTTGTCAGTGGTGTTCCACGTGAAACAGATGTAGGTAATTTAATATCCTGGAATAAAAGTTTAGGTAAAGCCAATTAATTTTTCCTATCTACAGTTCGGGCTAACATGAAGTAATCATTACCTTCTGGTCCATAATTCTTCAAGGTACCCTCTATTTCAAAACCAATACTCTTGACAAAGCAAAGAGTTCTCTCATTGGGTACTGTAACCTGAATCTGTAAACGGTTCAAGCTAAAATCTTTTATAATGATATCAATAAGTTCTGATATTTTGCTCATGTGCGATATCAGAAACATATCATCATTGTCTGATGGCATCATCCATAGCTCGCCTACACCCTGCCATAATAGCTGAACACCAAAGCAACAGAGGATATCTCCGTCAGATATGTAGGTGTATGATAGCCCATCATGGTTAAAGTTTGTTTTATGGTAGCCTTTGGCCAGGCTTTCTATGTATCGGCTCTCGTATTGCGCAATATTGACGTTTTCTAAATGTCTTTCTCTAAAGGGTAGGATTTGGAAGTCAGGATGAATTACAGTATTTTTTAATAGTTCCATTACATAATCTCAAAGTCAGTATCAGCAGTAAACATACCACCAGATGATTGATAAGATCCTCTGCGTAATCGTCTTTGTTCACCGCCACCTAACATGAGATAACCGAAAGCATCGCCTACGTGAGAATGTTCGTTCTTAACGGGTTGGTCTTTAAAGCGTTCTTGTCCAGCACCTAGGCTTTGTCGTTTAAAAAAGTAACCGCCAGATAATGATTTTCTCAGTCGCAAGCATTTTTTGTCAACAACTAATCCAGGTTTACCATTAACTAATCGGTTCATGGGGCTGGCACCTGCTTCACGCCTAACTTGGAAAGCGTTACTGTCAGTAGGTTGTGCCTTAAATCCCAGGGATCGTAGATGGTCAAATGCAGTAACCTCATAGATCTCATCTCGTTTATTACCCGCAGGATCGCCCCATATTAAAATTTCTTGTTTGTTGTATTTTTGTGCAATGATGCTAAGTAGTTCTTGACCAAACCGTTCAAGTCCCATATCAAACGTAACCAGTTCATCTAAGATCTTCCATGCACCACTGGCAGTACGCTGACCAAAGATAGCCGCAGGCGTTAAACCAAAGTCAACACCAATCTGTACCGGGTAGTAAGGATCAACATCACAATTACCTGACATCAATTCATCATCGTATTCGGGCCACACAGGCCTTCCCTCTTGCACAAATGTATATTTGCCTTCTGCGTAGCACCGAATCCAATCTGCATTTTTACCGCCCAGTAATTGTTGGTAATAACCAGGAGGTAAGTTATTTCTGTTCTCTGCGTTTTGATTTATCTTCCACCATTTACCGCCACTGAATTGATAACCATTAGCTTCAGGATGGTCAGGTATTTCATCAGGGGTAGCAGGTAACACGCCACCGGGTTGTCTAAAGAATTGCCAAGCAAACTCACCTTTGATTGGTTCTTTCTCAGCTAGGGTATGCCACCAATGATCAGAATCAGGTGGGTTAGTGTCCATCCATATTCCGTACCAGGTAGGTCCACCGTCAGCTTTGGTAGGATATCTGCCTACCCTGTGGGTTAAACCGTCTATGACAGCTTTCGGTAACTCTCTGGCTTCATTACACCAGGCCCCGGTTACTTCTAAGGATAATAGTTTTCTAACGGACTGGGGGGTATCGAGAGCCAGGAATATAACTTCGCAATCTATTCCAGCAGCATCACCTCGGCTTGGGAGTTTTAGGTGGTGGGTGATTGGTGGTTGCCATCTCATACCGCCCCAGGTTGATTCAGGAAATAACTCTTGCCAGGTCTTTATGGTAGTTGTTCTAAGTTCGGGGTAGGTATTACGTACCACAACAAACCTTGTGTACCGTATCCCATCTCTGGGCGATGGCTTTTGTTTAACAGCACGCAACATAATCTCAGCAGCACAGCCATAAGATTTACCGCTACCCACAGGCCCCATAAGGCCACGTACAAAGCTTTCAGAGTTTAGAAACTTCCAAACCGTTGGGCTTTCAGAGAAGTCAAGGTTTAGACTGGGAACTTCGGTAGGCATACAATTTATTTTTAACGTATTGTTCTAATCTAAAATCTAAAGCGGATGTACCGTCTAGCTGTTTTGCTAGCCAGGTTGAATCTTTGTTCATATGGGCAAGGATATCTCTAATCGGTATCTTCGCTTCCAGTATCGCTTTGTTCAGATCCACTACTCTCGGATCCGTTATCTTCTTCAATTTCATAGGTTGTCGTTGGTCCTTTCATGTTAATCCCAACAATGCTGGGTTTATCTTCGTTCTTTTCTACGTCCAACATACCTGATGCTTTAGCTAAAACTCTCAGTACAGCCACCTTATCAAACATCTCAATAGTTACGCCATCCTTTGTTGCGCTGATACGTTTAATGGCTCTTAAAGCGTGTTCAGGTATTTGGTCTAATGGTTTAACGGTTCCATCTAAATTAACAATATCGGTAATGTTTGCAGTACCCAAGCTAAGTAATTCGGCAGCCACAGCTTCTTTATGCTGATGTAACGTCTCGGACCTACCAATCCTGCGTTGTACCATACGTACACCACCGAATCTACCTAGCGGGGGAATCTTTGTACTGGATCTAGCCATGTACTAGTTATACCACAATTAGAATGGAATATCGTCCTCAAATGGATCTGACTCTTGCGGTGAAGCAACAGGCTTTTCTGCACTGGCAGGTTTAGGTTTTTCTAATTTAAATTTTGCAAGTGGGCGATTAGCTGGATCGTCAGCATTACGTCTCCAACCAACAAACTTATAATCCACACCGTCAATGTTAACGGTAGCATTAAAGTCAGGTTGCTCTGGTCTTTCTTTGTATTTGTTTTCCCAAATAACGATTTGATTTGTGTTGTCGTATTGTTCAGGCATTTAAAACTCCTTCCTAAATTAATTGAAACGATATCTTAACACTGTTTATGAAAAAACGGGAAAATATTTTTGTGAGGGGGAGTGATGATTAGATGATGGGGTAGGGGGCAAGGGGTCTCTTTTTTTACTTGGTTAAAATTAAGCTTTAAGTTTGCGGGCTATGTCTTTGATTTTATTATCAAGCTTGGGGTTAGTCCCTGTCTTTAGTAGTTTATTCTCTATAGGTTTTTTAAAGTAGGCCAAGGTGTGAGCGATTGGTCTACGGTTATCTCTGCAATACTTGTAGTGATCGTTAAGGATATTTAAAAAGACTTCATGCGTTAGGCCTTGCGCTATCCATGAGCGCATCAACTGCTCATCTTTTAAATTGTAAGATCTTGGTTGTCCTAAAGTTTGACCAAAGTTTTTAAACATGTTGCAAAACTTCCGGACTTCCCCGTCCGTCACACTATATATATTATTATTATATATATCGTTATTATCTCGTTTGTGTGATCCTATAGCGTCACTACCCCTGTGATCCCTAGGCGTCACACCCTCTTTATTCTCTGTGACATTCAGAGCGTCACACCCTGTTAGTTCTCTTTCCATCTCTGACAACTCGATAAGTTCCCGAGCGTTAAGGGTTCCTCGTGCGTCGTCCTCTGTAATGATCCCCTCTTCATAGATAACTCGATAGGTTGTTGTAGGTTGATCTTTAAATTGTTTTTTAACGCGGGTAACCAGTCCAACATCTCTAAGCTTTTTTAAGTTCCTGTTTATTGTTTCTCGAGTCTTACCCAGTTCATCCGCCAGTCTTTGTTGGCTAACCCAAGTGCGGCCTATTCTGTCCGTATAGCTGCACATAACGACCAAGGTATTAAATGCTGTTTGCGGGATTTTTTGCGCAGATAACAACTTAATAGCCCTAATCGGCACTATCGAGTATTTGCGTAAGTCCTTGTTTCTTAAGGGTTTAAATTCCATTGATAATAATTAGAAATAATTAGTTTGCATTTAATAATTAATTAGTGTTTATAATTAGATATCATTTTATTAATGATTGCAAAAAGATAATTTATAACTAACGAGGGAAACAATGAATAAATTTACATTACCAGAAAAAGCCAAGAAAGCATTAAGACAAGGATTGACTATTAAATTCAGCGATGACTTGCCAGAAGCCGACTATAAAGCAATATGTGCTTTATGCGATGAATACCAATCTAAACACTTTAGCGCAGTTTGGAAAGGTAAAAAGTTTTTTACTTTTCAAGGTAAAAGAGAAAGAGTAATTTTTGATTAATTTAACGGAGGAAACAATGACTAAACAAGAACTAAAAGAAAACAAAAAAGACTTTTTAAGTTTACTTTCAGACAAGTACACATTAAAAAGATTTATTTCTGATCTTCTTTTGTGTGGTGCATACGGTGAGGAAGAGGATCAGATCACAAAAAGAATACTAGGCGCAAGCAAACGTACAAATAAGGTTGCTCAACTATCGCAACAATTGGCACGTGTTGAGTGTTGCGGGTTGTCTGGTCGTCATGCTATTGAAGTTTATTATTCTATGAATCAAGAGCAAAGAGACACAGCAAATAAAATAATTCAAGACGCTATTAATTGCGCATTAAACGAGGGGGAATAATGAAACATAAAAATAGAAACAGATATATCAATAATGAGGTAGAGCCATTATGGGTTTCTATCTTGGCCGCAATTGCTGGGTTTGCCTTATGGGTAGGCATGGCATGTTTTGCATGGTTATTATTACCAATCATAGGAGGGTAAATAAATGAGACTAAAAGATATTTATAATGAGCTAGAAGATCCGGCTATTGGATTCTTTACGGATTCTTTAACTTGGATTGAGCAGGATGGAAAGGAAATACTAGAGGACCACATACGTAGAGATCAGCTAAAAAATGTAAATCTCTGCCTTGATGCGCTCTCTCTTATATCTCAAGGCCATATTCCAATGAGTGCAGATAAGTACTTAGAACTTTCAACGGATATTGCTGATCGTAATATGCAGCTAGATCTTGGTGATACGTACCATAAAGAACTAATCAGGACTGATAATGGCTCGATAGAATTTACCGATAAAGGACAGGCTATATTTGATGAGGTCTATTTACCAGATGCAGAGCAATACCTTAAGACGTTGGGTATTATTCATGCTGATACTTTTTTTAATCAATTTGAGGAGAGCGAATAATGCAAGATAAAATCTATGAGGTGAACGATAAAGAGTTATTTGCTGGTAGTGGCATCATGTGGCACATGACTATTGATCCAAATGAGGATGATCAACACTTTCCAAATGATCCCATCGTAAGGTTTTATGACACTAGCTCTGAAAACTTTTATAACCCGAAAGAAGGAAAGTATTTAGGGCAATTTGTATCAAGTTATTATCTTAGTACCTTACTAGAAAGCCAAGGCAATCATGCAAATACTGGATTATGTTTACATGGTGGCGTTGAATCTTGGTTCATTTCAAGTTCAGGAATGGAAATTGTTTATAAACATTTGGAAAATTACAACAAAGGAGGAAAAAAATGAAAGATCAAATTTATAATGCTTTTGTAGTGGCGCTCTCTTTATCGATAACTGCACCGAATGAAGAATTAGGGCGGGAAATGTTATCTGCGGCTGAAGATATCGGGGCATCTTTAACCGAAGCAAAAGTTAATAAAGCCAAGAAGATCATTACAAAGGCTATTGAATCTGGCAAATTGCATGATTTAATTGCTGAAAAAGGATTATTATTAAATTAAACTAGAACATTCCCCCGTTGCCTATTCTATATAGGCCTTAGCCCCGCCCTAAAAAGCGGGGCATTTTTTTATCTCAATCTCAATAAAATTTTTATCTGCGTATCTCTTTGATGCTCTGATCTTTTGCACGAGTGTATCATCTATAAAACAAATCCCGTTTAAGGCATCTAATAGGCTCTTTAAGAGGTTATCTAGGTCAGCCTTGGGTAGGACTACACCATTCAAACAATCGTCTCTTTTTGATTGGTTGTAACTTTTGGGTACTTGAAAATAAAAATTGGCGTTAACTTGTACAGGCGTGGTGAAGCAATCACCTTTTGATACGTTATCTTGAGCGACAGTCTTTATGAACTTCTCATAATCTTTGGTACGTTTCGGAGTATATGAATGACCCGAACGGGTGAAACGTGGGCGGCCTTTTGGAATAGGTAACGTCTCTATGTAAAGGTGAATCAATGGTGTCTATTAATCCAAGTACTTAAAGATTCTTTAGTCTCAGATGGTGTACCGTTAATGGCCTGATCCAAGAGTGAAGCAACGAGTAAAGCGTTGCTGACACCTCTGGTCTTGGCCAGGTCTTGTACTTGATCCTTTAGAACTTTAGGTAACCTAATAAATAGCGGTTCTAAATTTTCTGCATTTTGTTTCTTATTCATGTTGCAATGATATCAGATATAGATATACTAATGGTGTTATAAATAATTTATAAGGAGGATATTTATGACATACTTAAACGATCTTAACCGAGACTATTGGATGGACGATGATGCAGACAACGATGATGCGCAAAGTCTGTCAGAGTTCTGTAGGCAAATACAACATCAGGAGATTTGCGAACATGATTTGAAAGTTGCAATTGATTCTGTATTGTCTACGGGTTGTTCGAAAGGTAGATGCTCAATATTATGTGAAACATTTATCAAGGAGTGGAAATGATAGACACAAGAGCAGAAGCGCATGAGAAAGCAAGAACCTTTTGTAAGCGACTTAAGAATGACATACGTTTATCACTTGTTGCTAAAACACAAACGGGTTCTGAGTTAGCTGAAAGGTTAGGTGTCGATGTCTTATCAATCAGACCAAGACTGACCGAGATGTATAAGGACAAAGAGATATACGTTATCGGTACACGAAAGAATAGAAAGGGTGGCAATGAACGAGTGTTCAGAATGACCAGCACTTTCTATGAGGATTGGTACGACAATGAAACCGTTTAACGTTAGTGAGATCAACAATCGTTGTCAGGTTGTCGATCATCTTGCATTTAATATGGATAAAATTTTTAAGGAGGAATCCATGACAGAAATATTAGGAACAAACAGTACGTGGCATTACATGGAACAGCGCACAGCAGAATGGTATCTGATGCGTAAAGGTGTATTTACCGGAAGTAGCATTGGTAATTTTGTAAGACCAAACGGTAAGCCATACACTGAAGCGGCCAAAGAAAATTATTACAACACTGTCCTTGCTGGACTAAGGCAAAGTGAAAGTAGATTTTTAGAACAAGCCTTTGATTCTCAGGAAAGGATCTCTGCCCCTATGAAACGTGGCACAGATTTAGAACCTGAAGCCTTACAAAAGTATATGCAAATGACAGATTATAATGTTGAAGCAGTAGGGTTTATTAAACACAATGATTACCCTATTGGTTGTAGCCCAGATGGTGTCATTGAAAGCGAACACAAAGGCGTTGAGATCAAGGTGCCACTTAACTATAACCATACCAGGGTATGGAAAACCAGAGAGGTACCTGAGAAATACTATGGCCAACTGCAAATGTGTATGTGGCTAACAGGTTACAAGCAATGGGATTTCTTTAGCTATTGCGAACCTGAAGATAACCAACCCTCAGTTATTATTACTGTTGCCTATGATGAGGAGTGGGTTAAAGGAATGTTAAACAGAGTCATACCAATCTGCCATGAACTATTTATAGATTCAGCAGACATGGACGATCAATTAGTTTAGGAGGAAAAATGACTGAAGATAAAACAAGAGCGTTTCGAAAAGAACCATTGGAAAAACAAGAAGCCAACCAAGGAGAATATATTGATCCTAAATTGGCACAAGCATTGCTAGAAGCACAAAAGAAAATAACTCATGCTGTAAAGAATGCAGAGAATCCACATTTTAAAAGTGCATATGCAACGTTAGAAGCTACCATTGAAGCAGTCAAGAAACCCTTAAATAATAATGGTATTACTTTTTTGCAAGTGCCTTACCACGTTCCAGGGTACCAATGTGTTGAGACTGTATTCATACTTGCAGAGAATGGTGCGGTATTTAGAGCAGGTAAAACTTCTGTTGCTTGTAAGGATCAGACTCCCCAATCTTATGGTAGTTCATTAACGTATGCCAGAAGATACTCCTTAGGTACATCATGCGTACTTAAGACAGAAAAGGATGATGATGCAAACAAAGCACAATCTTCTAATAACACAACCAGGCCATCTGATAATAAGGGGCTTATGTAATGGACAGTTATTACAGAAGGACCGGTGAGAAACATATAGATAAGGTTTATAAATTCATTCAAGAATACCAAAAGAAATATGTGATCACCCCAACCCAAGAAATTATTGGCAATAAGTTTGGTTTGAGCCAAAGCAATGTGACTATTGTTTTGCGCAGCCTGGAAAGACAGGAAAAAATCAAAAGAGGTGGAGGTAATTATGCCATCAAGATACGTTAAGGAAGATCATATTACCAAAGCTGTTGTAGTGATTAGTGATTATCAAAAAGAAAACTTAATCACACCCACCAGGGATATCTTAGCGCAGGAATTAAATCTATCTCCATCTCACATTACACAACTCTTAAAGATTTTGGAGGAGAGAGGATTTATAGTTCGAGGTGGTGGCAATTATGTCATACGATAAGGACTTGATTTTATAAGGTATTTTAGTAATATGATATCTGAGGTAATAACAAGAGGTGGATATGACCACTATTGTTTGGCACCAGGAAGGGATACTAGCCACTGATCGTATGGCGGTCAGCGATGGCATAGCGTCGAAGTGTCAAAAGTTATTTACCTTAGACCATTACGCTATTGCAGTATCAGGGACACTTAGTTGTGGCCCAGCGTTTGTCCGTTGGTTTAATCATTTAACCGGGGACTGTCCGCTTGATGATGATACGATAGTTTATGTAATGGATCTCAACACCGGGCAGTGTGATGAGTTTGATTCAAATGGAGTTGGTATATCTTTGAACCCACCATTTGCCAGCTCTGGAACAGGCTCAGGCATTGCCCTCGGTGTCCTGGAAATGGGTGGTACCCCACAGCAAGCCATAGAAATAGCCAGTAAGTACGATGTTAATACTGGATTGGGGGTAGACCTGGTAAAGATATGAATCAATATTATTTATTATTGATTATCTTCTCGGTAGGTTGTGTCAATACCTACATTCCTACATCTAGTAACAATCAAGATGAAGTCATTGTCTGTAAAGATTATGGCAAGACTATGGATTGTATTGTATCTGATAAACGATCTGCTGAGTACGAAATACAAAGAGTATTGGATAGGTATTAATGAAGATATTACATTTAGATATAGAAACTGCACCGCATAAAGTTTATTCCTGGGGATTATGGGGCCAGGATATTAGCATTAAAAATATAATTGAACCTGGTTACACCATGTGTTGGGCAGCCAAGTGGCATGGCAAGAGAGAAATCATGTTTGATTCCATGCACGAAAGCAGCCATAAAAAAATGATTAAAACAATCTATGATCTGATAAACCAGGCTGACGTTGTATGCCATTATAACGGGACGAAATTTGACATGCCTACCCTGAACTCGGAATTTATAAAATATCGCCTAGATCCCCCCAATTTGTACGCTGAGATCGATTTATTAAAGACAGTTAGAAGGCGGTTTAGATATCCTAGTAATAAATTAGATTATATCTCTGGTTTATTTGATCTTGGAAACAAGACAAAGCACATGGGCATGGATCTATGGAAGGCTTGCATGGAAGGAGATGAACAAGCCTGGAAAATAATGAAGAAATATAATAGACAAGACGTTAATCTATTAGAGAAAGTCTATCGACATCTATTACCCTGGATTCCGAACCATCCGAACTGGGGATTGCATAAGGAAGATAATGGTTCTTATGTGTGTCGTAACTGCGGTAGTAGTAATATGAAAAGGAATGGTTTTTATTATGCGGCAACCACTACGTATCAGAGAATTAAATGTACATCTTGCGGATGGCAAGGTAAGCTAAGAACCCAGGCCAGTAAACCACCTGAAGGATTAACTAAATAATGTCAGCTAAAGATAGACAAGAGGGTGGTAATCACTACAAGAAATACAATATACAACCCTATGATTTTATAATGGAGAATGGATTGTCGTATCTTCAGGGTAATATTATTAAGTATATTTGTCGCTATCAAGATAAGCATAAAGATCAAGTCATTGATTTAAAAAAGATTATTCATTACTGCGAACTAGAAATAGAAAGGATCAGCTCATCAATTCAAAATGAGGACCGTCTATAAAAGGTCTCTTACCTTCTGACCTTCTTAAATCTATGTAAGCATCGGTGCATGATTGCATCGTTCCTTCCCACTTACGGATGTCATGGCATTGCCAAGCGGCACCCCATCTGATTTGTACGTCATGTGCAATAGCAGCACTTCGCATCGCATCTGCTATATCGTCATAGAGTTTGATTTCCCAGGAGACTCTTGGCCCTACGTAAGCAACCAGGTCTACTGCATGACCTGTTAAATGTTTAGACTTCATGGTCTTACTTGCACCCGCAGCAACCAATGCTTGTTGTTCCTCATGGGTTCTTCTTCCCTGGAGTACACCGAAATCTACTTTGGTTAATTGAATCGCAGTCTTAACAACCTTGACCAGTTGTTTATCGACACCTTCTAAACGATCTAAAGATCGCTGACTAAGTTTATACATAATATACGTATAGTAACAAAGGCAGTAAGATTGTAAAGATAACAAAGGACCAAACTACGTTGCCCTCATCTGCAAAAAACTCATCGAGTTTTGTCTTTAACTTTTTCATAAGATCTTAAACCTCCTAAACCTAGCATACCCATAAGCACAGGTAGCATGGTACTTGTATCTGCCTGGGGTATATCAATACCAAACCCAGAAGCAATAGGACTGACAAGAAAGTTCACCATAAAGCCAAGCACACACACCCACCCGGTAGCTGGTCTCCATCCACGTTGGAACCAATTACCCTGGGCTTCTTGTTTATTAACCTCGATCTGAGCCAAGTTAATCTGATGAGCGTTATCAAGGATTGCTTTCTCAATCTCTTGTCTAGCCCTTTCGGCCTGGTTCTTATCGGGTATTACCCGGTCAATCACTGTACCGACTGATGGCATTATGGCGTTCATTAAATTCTGTATCATTTCTTAACTTCTCTAATTTAAATTTTAATAACTTATTCTCACTTAATAATAAATTATTACTACGCTCAACCTCAGTCAGCCTTTTGATGAACCTTATCTTTTCATCTGTTAGCATCATAACTTTGCAACTATAAAATAATTACAATAATAATAATAACTTATAAAGTGTGATATTGGAAATTAATTAAATGCGATCTGTGCCAGGAGTAATATGACTGCACCTGAACATGAGATAAGAATAAACTCCAGTCTTTTAATTCTTAAGATAGTCTCCTTCCATCTTTCTGCACAGACAGCTTCATGCGTAGCTAGATGTTTATCTATACCATCTATCCTTTCATGCGCTAATTCTGTGGTTCGTTTCATCTTGCTAACGGATTGCTAACTGCGTCAAAGGCTTCCCATAATTGATCTACTTCTGCAGCAAACTCTCTTAATGCTCCTTCATATTCTTCTACTGTTTGTTCAATACTTTCTACAAGTTGTTGATTATCCTCAACAATATTAGAATTGGTATTGATCCTATCCCGTAAGTCTAACAGCAATTGTTGCTGTTGCATAATGGTTTCTAAGTTGGCACCCAGGGTAGCCAGTCTTGCTTGTAAAGTAGCTATATCACTTTGCGCTATACTCTCCTCAATCAAAGAAATTCTGCGCTCTAATGGGGCTAATTCTGGTACCTGGATAGCTGATACCTGGGATTCTAAACTGTCTACTCTGCCCATGAACTCAGCAAAGCCATAGATAAATCCAGATATGGTACTGATAATCGTAAAGCCAATGGCAAGATAAACTCCTTTAAACTTAATACCAGAGATATTAAGTTCTGTATCTTGTAGGCTCATTAGAAGGAATTGCCAGTGTAGATAGATTCGCCTGTGAAGTACACATCTTCTAAAGACTTCATTGAATTACTTAAGAATCCATACATGGAATGAAATGCCTGGCCACTGTTGTAAAATGTAATGCTGTCTTGCACTGCATTGTAAGCAACGGTCATGCTAGATAGGTTCACGTTATAGGCTTCTGCCACATCATCATTAGATGAGGTTAAGGCTTCGTTGTTAGAAGCAGCTAAGAAAGCAGCAGCATTAATCGCATGAGTTTGGACTGATTCTAAACTTGTATTGTAATTGTCAACCTGGGTTTGTGTTAAACCTACATTATTATCTTGAATGTAATCTTGTAATTGTTGTTGTTCTTGTACGGTATCAGCATTGCTGGCTTGCTCAAAGACATTGACTACAGTAATTAAAGATGTTGTAGCAGCAACGAAATCATCTACTGCACTCTCTAATTGCACCATCTCTGTTTCATGTGCGTCTTGAAGTAAAGCCTGAGTATTGTAGTAAACCGCATTTTGCACAGCAGACAGCGCATTATTATAAGTAGTCATCTGTAATTCTGTAATCAATGCCTGATCTATCGTATCAGTTGGAGCAATACCACCGACACCTGCATAATAATTCAGACCGCTCACTGCATAATGGCCCTGGTCCACTGTATCTATAATGGATGCGGACGCATTAATTAAGTCTTGAACTGTATCTGTTTGTGACTGTGCGGAATCTATCAGAAATAGACCGAGTATCAGTATTAATATCTTCTTCATCATTGTCTCCAATTCTTAAAACTATATCATAGTATTCTTTTTGTTCATCATAATTTGGTATGAATGTTTGTGGATTCATGCGCATATAAATATAGGCGATATTACCTACAATCAGTTGACCGTTTACTGTGAAAGGACAGGGCGTACCTGATTGAAACATACTAAACCATATCTGTTCTGACTCACACGCTCTGCTAACTGCAGCTATGTTCATGTTTAAAGTCTGTAATAGTTTGGCTTCTCTGATTCTTAAACAATCTTCATCTACCCGGTAACTGCCATGCGACATACCAAGTAAACTTAACTGGATACTTCCACCTGCACTGATAAGGCAAGACTCACTACCATTAAACATATAACTAGGCGCAATAGCTGACGGTGGAGGGGATGGAAATCCTGCCCCTCCTCCAGTATAGTTATTGGTAGTATCAGTATTATTGCTACTAACTGTAGAATTAACAGTATTGCTGTTAAGATCTCCTGACTGTTGAGCAAGGATAACACTAGGTATTAATAATAATAACCATAGGTATCGCATAGCATATTACTTGCCAGGCATCTTGGCCTTACCCAAATTAATGGCTAAGACTTCTATGATCTTATATGCTTTACCAAGTAGTTGATCGTCTTTAGGTGTGGGTGTAACTGCACATATTAATGATGCAATCATTACAATGTCAGGGATCAAGTTGATCAGAGCTATTAGTTGGTCCATCTTTTTTCTCCAGGGAAAGTTTAAGTTGTTGTATAAATACATCTAATGCGACTTGCACCTGGTCCCCTTGTAATCGGATAATACCAGCCCTTCCCTGTAAGTCTTTAATTTGTGCAACTAAATATAATTGATCCTCATTTAAATCAGATTCTTTATATTCAATTCCATCAATGGTTAATGTTCCTTCCTGATTCATAGTATCCCCTATATTCCTGCAATAATAAATGCTAGGAGTTCACTGTAACGAACACCCATGCGTTGTTTTTTGATTGCACCTTCTGGTGCTTCAGCTTCTGTTTCATATGTGTCTGTGCGAGTATAGGCTTCTTTAGCTTCTACAGCTTCAGTGACTACATTGCCATCTTCATCAAGTACAGCTTCTTGAGCTTCTATGGCTGGAACATCAGTATAACTTTCCCACCATTCGCTGTTAATAAACATAGCGTAATCACTTGCATCTAAACCTTCAGCAGTAAAAGCATCTTGTAAGTCTTGAGCGATGAT